TGCGCGGCGCAGCTCAGGTCTACGATTCCGGCGCCGGAGAGTATGTCGTGGTACCACAAAAAGTGGTTGTCAAAGCGGTTCCCAAAAAGACCGGTCTCGGAAAGATGGATATGGGATCCGCCCAGGATGCATCCAGTGAATTCGAGTGCAACTACATCAAGGTGTGGATTGACGGTGATGAACTGGTTGAAATCGATAAGTATAATTATATCTGCGTCATCAATGGCACGGACTATCTCGCGGATGTCCGCAGTGGTCTGGGTCTTGGGATGTAAGGAGGCCGACATATGGCTACAATAAAATTGCAGTTTCCGTTCAAGAAAGATGGCGTTGAAATCACAAAGGTTGAGATGCGCAGACCTACCGTGGGCGATATGCGGGCGGCATCACAGTCCGCAAAGACCGACGAAGAAAAAGAGATCGCCCTGTTTGCCCGGCTTTGCGACATGAATCCCGAGGATCTCGATTGCATGGACATGAAAGACTACGGTCGTCTACAGGATGAGTACACAGGTTTTTTATCATAGGATGGGACGACCTCCGGCCAGTGCTCATATCCATGTCCATTGTCGTCCACACCGACTTGGGTTTCTGGATGGATATGAGCTTGGCCGAAGTGTTGGGCTGGAAACAGGATATAGACCGGATCATCAAAGAATCTCAGCACGAGTAGGGGTATCATGGCGAAGACATATACTGTAGGATTTACGATCGGGGCCGCCCTCGGCAGCTCGTTCGGCAAGACCTGCGCGACCGCTACTCAGAAGATGAAGGGCATCGGCAAAGCCCTTGATGAGATGCGCATCCAGAAGGGTGCCGCAAAGGATCTGGTGAAATATCAGGCTGAGCTCGAAGAGCTTAGCGCCCGCCAGAAGGCTGCCGGCTTCTCCAGCTCCACGCTGAACCAGCAGGTTTCTGAGGCACAGGCCAGGTATTATCGGGCAGCGCAGGCGGCCCGTAAATACGGTGTTTCCATCTCTGATGCCGCTGCAGAAAACAAAAAGCTCGGCGCCGCCATCACGGCCACAGAACGCAAGATGGCCAGGATGCGCAAGGCGCAGCAGAACAAGCAGGTTCGCTCGGAGATGGGCGGCCAGATGATCGGCGCCGTTGGCGCCGTCATGACACTGGCCGCTCCCATCCGAGAGGCCATCCAGTACGAATCTGTCATGGCTGACGTTGCCAAGGTCGTGGATTTTCCTACGCCCGTGGCATTCAAGGCCATGTCGAACGACATCCTTAACATGTCCACGACAATTCCTATGGCCGCAAGCGGAATTGGTGCCATTGTCGCAGCTGCAGGGCAGGCAGGGATTGCAAAAGACGAGCTCAAGGCATTCGCGACTGATGCCGCAAGGATGGGCATCGCTTTTGATCTGTCCGGGGACGAAGCGGGATCCACCATGGCCGCATGGCGTGCAGCCATGGATTTAACCCAGGGCCAGACGGTGAACCTGGGCGATGCTGTAAATTATCTTTCCAACAACATGAACGCGCAGGCAGGGGCGTTGGCCGAAGTGCTCAAGCGTCAAGGGGCTGTCGCTAAATCAGCAGGTCTGACCACGGTACAAACAGCGTCTCTTGGTGCGGCTCTGCTTTCATCCGGTACGGGGCCGGAGATCGCGGCCACCGCCATGAAGAACCTGACCGGCGCTTTGACAAAAGGCCAGGCCGCTACCAAAGCGCAGTCTGACGCGTTTGAATCCCTTGGGTTCGACTCTGTCTCTCTGGCTGAGCGGATGCAGACCGATGCCAAGGGCGCGATCATGGACGTGTTTGCAGCCCTTAAGGATGCGCCCAAAGCAGAACAGAGCTCCTTGGTTTCCCAGCTTTTTGGAGAGGAATCCAAGGGCGCGATCATGCCTTTGCTGCAAAACATCGGGAACCTTAAGCAGGCCTTTGAGCTGACCGGCGACGCCACCCAGTATGCCGGATCCATGCAGGCCGAGTACGAACAACGCAGCAAGACAACGGCTAACAACGTACAGCTCATGCGAAACCAGATTGCACGGGCTGGCGTTAAGTTGGGAACAGTCCTGCTGCCACCCCTTAATATGGTGATGGGGGTGCTCGGTTCCGCAATAGGTGTTGTGGCCGATTTTTCAGACAAATTTCCCATGCTCACCACCGTTGTTATCGGCGCAGCTGCCGGACTGATCACCATCAAAGTCGCAGCCATTGCCGCAAAATACGCAGGCACATTACTGTCTGACGGCTGGTTGATTGCAAAAGCCGCGTTTGATTTTTTCCGACCGTCCGTTTTGGCCACGAACATTGCCCTGCTCAAGCAGAAGGCTGTGGCCATAGGCACCGCCGTGGTCACCAAGTCTGTAGCCATCGGGACAAAGGCATGGACTGCAGCCCAGTGGTTGCTCAATGCGGCCATGACAGCCAATCCCATAGGCCTTGTCATTGCTGGCGTGGCCGCATTGGCTGCGGGTGCATATTTCCTGGTCACAAAATGGGACAGCGTGAAGGCTTTTTTCACCGGCCTTTGGGATTGGTTTGGCAATATTGATCTTGCCGAGTCCGGGAAAAAATTGGTCATGACCTTTGTCAACGGAATCAAGGCCGTGGCCACAGCGCCGTTCAAAGCCGTGTCTGGGGTGCTTAGCAAGGTCCGCAAGCTACTCCCGTTTTCCGATGCCAAAGAAGGGCCTTTGTCCCAGCTCACGGAATCAGGTCGCAAGGTTTTATCCACCATGGGCAACGGAATAAAGCAGGCCGCGCCTGGAATGAAACAGACGGCGAGTGCCGCCCTTGAAGGCACTGCCGGAGCATTGACCGTCCAGCCCCCGGTATTAGGCGATGCAGTAGGAACCGCCCGCTACGAAATTAAGAACCCGGCTGCACCGGATCTTCCAGGCGTAGATGCCCGCGCTGCGTATAACCTGCAGCCCATCCAGCCCCCGGTATTAGGCGATGCAGTAGGAACCGCCCGCTACGAAATTAAGAACCCGGCTGCACCGGATCTTCCAGGCGTAGATGCCCGCGCTGCGTATAACCTGCAGCCCGTCCAGCCCCCGGCATCATCCGCCCCCCAGGCAAAAGGCATCAACATAAGCTTTTCCCCGACCATCAACCTGCCCCCCGGATCAGCCGACCAGCCGTCTGCCCTCGAATCTGGTCTGCGGGCCAGCGAAACCCGGTTGCGGGAGATGTTGGCTAAGATTCTGGGCGACGACAGGAGGCTATCATATGTCTGATACATACACCACGGCCCAGGGAGAGACATGGGATACCATCGCGGTGGCGGTGTGGGGATCTGAGCACCTATGCACCACGTTGCTGCAGGCAAATCCTGAATACAGAAACGTGCTTTATTTTTCCGCAGGAACTGTTCTTGAAATCCCGGACGTTGACACGTCGACCGTCTCCGACACCGCACCCCCTTGGGCAGACTAAGCCATGCGCAAAGCAACGCTGCAACTCACATACGACAACAAGGACATCAGCCAGGCTATCGCCTCCCGCGTGATCAGATGGTCTTACACCGATCATGCAGAGGGCAAGGCTGATGATCTCCAGATCACCCTGCACAACCGCAGCGAGATCTGGACAAGGTCGTGGTGGCCGAGCAAGGGCGCGACACTGAAGGCCAGTGTCGAATGTGAAGACTGGGATAGCCCAGGGGATACCATTACGCTCTCGTGCGGGACGTTCACCATTGATGAAATCGAATGCTCTGGCCCGCCCAATCAGGTGACCCTGAAGGCCGTGTCCTCACTGGTCACCACATCCATGCGGCGGGAGAAGAAGAGCAGGGCCTGGGAGAACACCACACTGCGGACGGTCGGTGCCCAGTTGGCAGCAGATCATGGAGTCCAGATTTTTTGGGAGGGAGACGACATCTCTTTTGCCCGGCTGGATCAACGCGAAGAGTCTGACCTGGCTTTCCTGCAGCGTGTCGCCAAGACCAACGGGCTATCGGTCAAAGTAGGGCATGGACGGATTATCCTCTACACCGGGAAGGTCCGGGAAGCATCCTCCCCGGTGTATACCGTTTCCAACGCCGGTGAGCCGCTATCTACATATTCATTTTCCACCACCGCCCATGATATCTATCGCGCCTGCAAGGTGAAGTATTGGGATGCGGCTACCAAGTCACAGATGGAGTATGTTTTTACTCCGGACAGTGCTCCTGATGTTGGTCAGACCTTACAGATAAACAAGCGGGTGGAATCTCTGGCAGAGGCCATGCGCACAGCAGAGACTCAGTTACGGGCAAAAAACAAGGCCGAGACCACAGCATCTCTCACCATGATGGGCCGCCCTGAACTTTTATCCGGGCTGGTATACACGGCTGAAGGATACGGAAGCTTTGATGGGAACTATCTCATCGAATCGGCTACTCACTCCGGGGACGGATCCGCAGGGTACACAACTTCAATCACGTCGCATCTTATATTGGGGTATTGATGATTCAGGAACTTGCAGACCGACTATCCGCCATCGAGGGCGTTGTATCGCAGATGATCAGGGTGGGGACAGTGTCCTCTGTCCTTCCGGAATCTGGCTTTGTGCGGGTTACATGCGGAGACGCAGACAATATCGTGTCCTACGAACTGCCCGTCCTGACCCCCAAGGCCCAGGACGACAAGGCGTACTGGATGCCTGATGTCGGCGAGCAGGTTGTATGCGTATTTCTCCCCAATGGCTTGGAATGCGGGTTTGTGGTCGGGGCCTTTTTCTCCGGTCCAGATACCCCGCCCGTGACAAGTAAGGACAAGCATCGCGTGATCTACAAGGACGGTACCTGGCTTGAATATGACCGCAGCAGCCATGCCATGAGCGGACATATCAAGGGCAGTGTAGACGCGCTAACCATAGACAAGGACGCAACCGTGGCCGTGGGCGGGTCTATCATCGCCAGCGCGGGGAAAGACGCGAGCCTCACCGTAGGCGCGTCAGCCTCGGTCAGCGCGGGGGCCGATATCACGTTGAAGGCCCCAACGATAAACATGCTTGGAAACCTGGCGTCCACCGGGTCAGGCGGTGGCGTGGGGACTGAAAGCAAATCAGCAGACACCACCCATACGGGCCGCTACGATCTGACCGGCGACCTTACCGTTCACGGCAATATCACCGCGACCGGCAGCATCATGGATGGCGGTGGCAACTCAAACCATCATAGCCACTAGGCGGGTAATCAATGCTGGGAACGTTTGGAGATATTGTCTTCGAGGTGAGCTCAAGCCGGGTGCGCACGTGGTCAAAGTTCACCCGGCAGAAAGCGGCCACATACGCCGAGCATAAAGTTCTTGCAGGCAGCCCACTGCTGGAGCTGACCGGGTTCGAACTCGAATCGGTGGCCATTACCGTGCGTTTCGATATTGCACTGGGCCTTGTCCCCGAAGACGAGATGGAACGCCTCCGCAGGGTCCGCGATGACGGCACCGACCTGCCGCTCACCATATCGGGTAAGCTGCTTGGGTATTACGTCCTCGAAGACATTTCCGAGGACTGGAAGCGAACCACCCCGAAGGGGGTTGTCACGTCGTCGGAGGTCAACCTCAAGCTGAAGGAATACATCCGTGGAAATTAATCTGCTGCAAAGTCAGAATGTCGAGATCGGAGCAACCGGGGCCGCAGAGATATATCAAAATGTCCGGACGATATTGCTCACGAGAAAAGGCACCGTCCCCCTGGATCGGCAATTCGGCCTGGACGTAGACCTCTTGGATACAGCGACTCCTCGCACCCGCGCGCTGTTGTCTGCCGCCGTGCCTGCCGCCGTGGCCACATACGAGCCCCGGGCGCGGGTGGAATCGGTGGAGTTCGCAGCCCGTGGCACCGGCGATGTTTTGCAGCCCACTGTCAGGATCTCAATCATAGGGGAATCATAAATGAGCTTTGCCAATTTGCCCGATGTCACCTTTTGCGAGACGGATGCGTCAAAGATCGAAGCCGAAGTCCTGAAAGGGTACGAGGATATTTCCGGGACCAAGCTCTACCCGGGGAACCCTGTCCGCCTGTTTTTGGAATCCCTGGCCTATGTGATTGCTCAGCAGCGGTTCAGCATCGACTGGTCCGCAAAGCAGAACCTGCTGGCCTATGCCTCCGGTGAGCATCTGGATCACTTGGGAATCCTGACGGACACGACTCGCCTCTCTGCGTCGTCGGCCATGGCCACCGTCCGGTTTTATTCATCGGGCGGACCCGGAGCGGTGCTCATCCCGGCAGGCACCCGGGTGAGCCCCGATGGCAAATTGCTTTTCGCTACAACCATCCATGGGCAGATCGATCCGGCAGCCGAATACGTAGATCTGCCGGTCGCGTGCACCACCCCGGGATCGTCGGGAAACGGGTTTGTCGTCGGCCAGATAGCCAGGGTGGTGGATCCGGTGGCCGGGGTATCGGTTGTCTCGAATATCACCATGAGCCTCGGCGGAGCAGACATCGAGACCGACGATAATTTCCGGGAAAGAATCCGGCTTTCCGTCGGCGCTTATTCCGAGGCCGGGCCCCGGGAGGCCTACGTGTTCTGGGCCAAGTCTGCGCACCAGGATATCGTCGACGTGTCTGTGGAGTCGCCCGAACCCGGGGTCGTCGAAGTGCGCCCGCTGATGGCCGGGGGGGAGTTACCGTCACAGGAGGTCCTCGACCTGGTCACGGCGGCACTCGACCCGGACACGGTGGTGCCACTCACGGACGATTGTCGGGTGCTGGCCCCCGACGTGGTCCCCTATCAGTTGCAGGCCACGTACTATATCGGTCGCAACGATGCATCAACATCTCCATCCATCCAGACCGCAGTCACACGGGCCGTAGCCGAGTACGTAGCCTGGCAGCGGGCCGCGCTGGGCCGGGACATTTCGCCGGACAAGCTGATCTCCCTCCTGCAGATCGCCGGGGCGAAACGGGTGGCGATCGCCTCGCCCGCGTTCACCACGGTAGGCTCTGGGGCTATTGCCCGTGAGACCTCGGTCTCTGTACTTTATGGAGGCATGGAAGATGCCTAGCGACCTGCAGACAGTCGCCCTCGCCGACCTGCTGCCGGCCAGCATCGCAGCTGATCCGGCAATCGCCGCCGCAGCTGCGTCCATTGATCCCCATTCGCGGGCAGTGACAGAGGCTATTTCCTCCGTGTCGATTTATGCGGGGATAGACAGCCTCCCTGGCACGGCTCTGGATCTGCTGGCCTGGCAGTTTAGCGTTGACTTCTGGTCACCTGAATTGGCCGACAAGAAGAAGCGAGACCTGCTGAAGCGGTCCATCGCCTGGCACAAGCGCAAGGGCACCCGGTGGGCTGTACGGGAGATGCTGGATATTCTGGGGTATCCCGATGCGGAGATCCGCACCCATGCCGACCTGATGGCTGCCTGGGCAGAGGCGGGGGGCGGATTGCTCAATAATGACGGGGCGCTGGATGATGGGGGTCCTTTGGCTCCGGATGCATGGACCATGCAGTTTATGTCCTGGTCGTGGGCGCAGTTCTCCGTCCGCATGAATGCAGCCGATGAGGGAATCGATGCCGACGCCCAGAGGGAAATCCGCAGGCTGGTGGATATCGCAAAATCTCTTCGATCCCACTTGGTGGGCATAGAGTTTTTCGCCCGCTATTCGCTGGACTCCATGGTCACGACCAGCGGGTGGTCTACAGATATCTCGGCGGCATATTCAGAGTGCCGGGCGGCACCCGTGCCCCATTTCGGGCTCATCGGGCACGGGTGCGAGGAGATCGGCGGGAGCTATGCCACTGACTATTTGACCGGAGAGGGCTGTCTGGACGGCCACGGAGACCTTTCCGGGCTTAAGCCCGTGGGGGATCTGCTCGACGATGGTGGTATTGCGGCCTGGGATATTTGCCTTGTCGGGTCGGGAGATGCCTATCTAGGGGGCGAGCAATCGCCCTGCGGCACGCTGACTCCTGACTATACCGATGTTTTGGATTTTCTGGATGGATCAGGAGATCTGTCCGTGGATGTGCTGGACGGCAAAAGCTTTTTAGACGGGCACGGTGACCTGTCGTTGCCCGTGCTGACTCCTCGGACATACGCCATGCTGGACGGGTCCGGGTCTATCGGCCCGCTCCCGGGATCCAGGGGAGTCTGGCACTACGGGTCCGTGCGGGTCTGGGACGGTGACAACTATATAACGGAGGCTATTTAGTATGAGTACAATACCGGCAACCGACGCATACCGGAAGATGGTGGCCCAGGCCGCCGCGGCCGGCGGGTATTTGCCAGGATGTGCATACGTCGCATTTGGCAGGGGGACCACACCTCCCAGCGTGGATGATACCGGCCTGCAAATCGAGGTATACCGCACGCCGCCGGTCAGCACGAGCGTGGACGGCACCGTGCTGACCGTGACGGGCACACTGCTTGGGGAGCACAGCACCGCACCCATCACCGAGGTGGGCATCATCGCGGCTGACGGCACGCTCATGGGGCGCAGGACCTTCAGCGCCAAAACCCTTGAGGCGGAAAGCAGCTTGGAATTCACCCTGCATTTTCAATACTAGAAGGAGATTAGATTATGGCAAACCTAACCGGGGTCGCTGCATTCGTATCGTACCTGCGCCAGTTGGAAACGACTGACCCGAGGCACCCTGATACATGGAACCCCAACTATCAGCTGCTGATCAATAACGATGTGTATCTCAAGCAGAGAGTCGAAGCGGCAGTGGCCGAAATCGAAGGCCTCTCCGAGACCATGGGCGAGGATTTCCAGAATGCCCTGGTTGCCAACTTGACCCTTGCCCAGTCCAATGCAGGGCTGGCACTGCGGGAGATTGAGAAGACGCTGCATCAGCGCTTCCAGTCGGGCAGGGTGACCGTGCAGAATAGGGGGATCATCACCGGATGCGTTGTCGGTAAATCGGCCACGGCCGCGCGAAACCTGGACGTGTCCGCCGGGAGAATTTTCCAGGGCGGCCGGATTATTCCTGTCGCAGGCCAAGTAAACGCGGCATCGGTGCCACCCAATACCACCGCTGCCGCCGCTGTGTGCTGGGCCTATTTGATGGACGACGGCACAGGAGTGTTCGACCTGAGGACTACGCTGCTTGGCGAGGATGTGCCTGCTGATGCTGTGGTGCTGTCCAAAATTACCGTGCCCGTTGGCAATAACGAATCCACCGATCAATATCTCGCGGATTGCATACTTTCCGATCAGCGTCGGGTTGAAGCAGGTTTTCCGGCCACGCTGTCATCCTCGCCTACCGTGTTTATCGAGCTTCCATACCCACTGGCCGACAATGACTATCAGGTCGATTTCGAGGTGATCGGGCTTGAGGGCTCCGGCTTTCAGCTGGGGTACTGCTACGTTGGCAGCCGTGCGGCCAACGGATTTGCGTTGTACTATAACGGCGCTGCCGACGCACTCGATGTGCGTTGGACTGTGCGGAAGCTGGATCAATAGGAGCGTATATGCAGATTGAAAAACTTGGAGCCGGCCCTTGGGCCGAAGCCGTTGAAGACGGCGAAATCGTATCAGTCGCGGGTGTCGAGTATGACATGAACGACTTGCGGCAGGATACCGAGAAGATCGTGGAAATTGGCGATGGGGGCGGAAATTTCTTGGCTCATATCGTTATTCCGCCCAACACGAAAACGACCATCTACGAAGGCATTGTGGACGAAGACGGCAACGAGGTCCCATCTGTCGTAGACATGCCGGTGAAGATGGACCGGGTCAAAGTTGTGTTGTGGAGCCTCAACGAAATCTCTAACTCAGAAATCGAGGAATAAAACATGCCTACTATTTTCACCAAAGACGCACTGCGCGCATCCGTAGAGGCCGCATCGGGCGGGCACCAGACCGTTCTGTATAACGAGGCTGGGATGCCTGGGTACTACCATGTCTTCCCCAAATTTCGTTATGAAGATCTGGAATTGGATACCGTGCTTGGTACCGGCGTGTGTACCGCGTTCACCGTTGCCGGGGTCGAAAAGCCTGAGCTGTTTATCGGCGCATACCCCTCTGTGGTGAAGGATGGTTACGCACTGCCCCTGCCCGGTCAGGACCCGAAAACGTCCGTAACTTTCGATCAGGCCCGCGCATACAGCAAGGCCAATGGCCCCGGGTTTCACCTCCTGACTGCTCATGAGTGGGCGGCCATTGCGCTCTGGTGCAAAGCCAACGGTTTTGAACCGCGCGGGAATACGAACTATGGGCGGGCACATGATGCAACGTATGAAGTTGCGCGCAGGGTGGATGGCGGACTTCCCGGCGTGGCGGAAGGCACCGCTCGGACGCTGAACGGCTCCGGGCCTATCGCGTGGCGCCACGACAACTCGCCGTTTGGCATTGCCGATATCGTGGGGAACGTCCATAAGTGGACTGACCATCTCAAAATCGTCGATGGTCAGATTTACACAACTGCCGATAACAATTTTGACGCCGATGAAGCGGACTGGATCGCAACGGGAATTTATTTTGACGGGCAGAATCTCGGGGACTCCGTTTCCAACGTTGAATATTCTGGAAGTGGGACATGGGCTGCAAGCACCATCGCTGCCGGTCTGGATGCTACCAATTTGCAGCTGCTTAAACGCCTCTGCGTAGCGCCTACCACGGAAACCGCCCTGAATGGCTCACTCTATATCACCGACGCCGGGGAGCGCGTTGCGCTACGAGGTGGCAGTTGGGTCAACGCCGCGAGTCCGGGCCTGGGCTGTCTGTACCTCAGCGTCGAGCGGACGATCTCGTACAGC